AACACATTTATTATTATTGCTAAAACATTTCTTACATTTATCACAAGTTACAGCGTGATTCATTTTTCCGTTTTCATCATAAGCCCCACACATACTTGTGATTTCAATTCCTTTTGAGTAGTATTTTTCTTTCGTCCAGTCTTTATCTACTAAACAGAACGCTCTGATCTGTGGATGATCTTGCATTTCAAGATAATCTTCAATTCCAAACTCATGCCAAACAGATATATTAATAAATAAATTACTTGGAACTATGTTATTTATTAATACTTTGCGAACTACTTTATAATTCTTTGTATATAAATAAAACACCGTTTCCGGGTGGCGTTTTGCTAGTTCGCTCCATAATGCTAAATCTGCATACTCTGTAAGTTCTCCGCTCTCATTAATTCTGACAACGCTTAATTTATTACTCATTCTCGTAAGCTGATTATCAAGAGATAATAATAATTCATCTCTAAACATTGTCATTGCTATAGTTCTATAAGCATGACCAAGTTTAACTGTACACTTGTTTTTAAGAATATCTCCTACTGTTCCGTCTTCGTTTCTCTTTGTATGTGTGTAGTAGGATTTTGCTACATAACAAGTAGAACATTTTGGATTGCTAGGATTAAAACATCCTCTACAATTCTCTCCACAAGTTCCTTTAACATAAACATCAAGCTCTGGGATATACCAACTGCAATTACCAAATAACATTGCCCAAGATCCCATGTTGCCAAGCTTTACATTGTCAGCCGAAGTTCCTTTCTTAATCTTGGCTTTCTGCAAAACTAATTTCCGCAGTTCCTTAAATTTCTTTGCTGTTTTCTGTGTGTTGTTCATACTTTAATCTCCTTTTTAATTAATCTTTACTTTTACTCACAATCGTGTAGACATTTCTTTACTTTTCTCATCTAAAGGGCTGCAAATAGTAAAGGTACCAGCTAGATTCAGGAGATCATCCTGAAAGGAGCTGGTACCTGCCATATTTATGCAGCACTTGTAAATCGAATTGCCTTGTAAAAGTTCAGTGCCTATCTGTTTTCAATATTTAGTTGTTAAAAAAATTCCTCTGCATATTCATCTGCGTATTTATCAAAATCTAATTTAATTAATTCTTTAAAACCTTCTAATGTTTGAATACGTGGCTCACCAAAACATATATTTCTTTTAGGTTCACTCCACATAAATAATTTAACCCCATAATCCTCATGATATATCCATGCTTCAAAATCATCTTTTGTAACAACAATATCCTAACTTCTGCAACTTCTTTTCCGTTTTCTTAATTAAGTCAATTAATGTCTGCTCGTTAAAGATCTCCATTTTTTCTGCCGTCATCCCAGAAGGATAACCCCGATACCGCTCAAGGCTTTCTTCTTGTTCCATTGCTTTTGCAATTAATTCTGATTTTGTCATGTCTTTCTCCTTTCAAATATCAATTTTATTATATCCAAATTTCTTCTTTTACGATTTCATTAGTGTCCATATTTTCTAACTCGTTTACTAATTCATTAGTAATATATGCAGCGTCTTCGTATCCGGCTTCTTTTAATAAATCTCTCACAAACATTGTCATATATGTTACATCTGCTCTTCTCGGGATAGGTAAAGTTCTTCTCCAATCATTAACTACTTTCTTTAATTTCTTAGGTGTCATCATATTAATTCTCCTTTAAAATATACTGTTTTATAGATTATATGTATCAATAATATCCTCACCCATTTGTTCGGCATCTGCCCGTGATATATTTCCCCTTTTTACTTGTTCAAACAAATAATCCCACATCATGCTTATATCCGTATCTGCTAATACATTGTATGCGGCGTTATAAATCTCTGTGAATTTATCCATATATCCTCCAATCAAATATTTATTTCATTTAATAAATATGTTTATATGATTTCATGTTTTCAATTTGATCTACACGCTGTCTAAGTTTTTCTTCTTCTTTCCAGCCTGTAGTATCAAGGTCAATTACTTCTACATCAATGTCTTTACTAGTTGAATAAACAGTTTGAACCATTCCGTCTTCAACAATAATACATATCTTCTTCATATTATTCCCAACCCTCCTTTGTTACTCCATAACAGTTCCAATGTGTCATACTTACATGATACATATCTCCAAATAATTCTCCTTTTCTATCTATATTCTATTTTATCTTTTTCTTTATATATTAATGTCGGATTATATTTTTCTTCATATCTAGTGTACCCAAGAAATCCTTCTGTTTTTATGTATGGACATAACCAATCAAGAAATAGTTTAATTTCGTCACAATAATTTTTTAAATTACAACGTACATTTAAAAAATACATTGGTTTATTTTCATATAAATCATCTCTAAATAATTTACTATCCGTTTGTCCATCAAAATAATAACTACCAGAGTTTAGCATAGAACGCCAACGATCTGTGTTTTCAAACAATGGATGTATTATTTCTACATCTTTGTCTGAATCTCCAAGCATAAATTTTAATTTCTGTATTACTTTTGCATCGTTTCTTATTTCTACTCCAATATTTAATTCTGTATACATTCCCATATTAATTCTCCTTTCAATTTATATTAACTCACTTCAACCATTCTTACTGTACTGTAGCTACATCGTTGCTTATCTGAACCAAAATGTTTATCTACATATTCTCCAGCTTCTTTTGCAGAATCAAATAACTTTGTTTGATCCGTAATATAATCATCAAAAACAAAAATTTTATGTTCTCCTTGCAAACCAAGATATAACCACTGTTCATATTCTGTATCAGTTTCCGAATTGTACATATAATAACTAACTTGAATCGCATATTTCATATTATTTTCCCTCCATATAAACAATCTTTTTATTTAATTAAATTTCTGTCTTATCCACATTGTTCTGAATATCACAACACAACTGATAAAATACATCTAACCATTCTCCGTCTGATAACCAGTCAGGATCTGTGTCATTATCAGTCGAGTTTTCAAAATCTGTTAATGTTTCACATAATCTGTTATACATATCTTCTGTCATTATCTTTTTATTCATAGGTTTCTCCTTCCCAACTAAATCATACGCATCAGTATCAAACATAACCTCGTCTGTATCCATATCTTCCAGAGCAAAATTCGCTCCGTCACCATACTCGGCTATTTCTACTGTATGTCCTGCGTGAGCCTTTAAAAGTTCGTAAAGTGTTGTTGCCATATCAGTTCTCCTTTCAATTTTCTTCTTCTTCTATACATCCGTAGTTTAAAATTCCAAGAGTCTTATCAGGAATTATTAATTCTTCTCCATTTTCTCTTGTAATCATAACCAAATCATCACCAGAATTATTATAAATATAAGAGTAATCTGATAAATTTGGAACTCCCCAAAATTGCCATGTTCTTACATCTTTGAATGTTGGAGTTTTATCCCATGCTCTTGGATCTGACAACTTATCTCCTTTTAATTCTGGACGTTCATTATCAATCCATTTAATCGTTTCTTTTACAAATTTTTTAATTGCTTTTGAATCAATAAGCCAACATTTATTACCTTCTTCGTATTGATAATGTTTTTTATTTATTGTTTTTAATACCTTTTTAAAGTCATCTAAACTATTAAGATTCTGCATTAGTTCAATTACTTCTGCACCTATTCCTTCTGGATTTCGTTTTGTTCCATGATACATATCTCCGTTGTACTCACATGATGACCATACCTTATCATCTGATTCATAATAAAAAAGTGTTCCTCTTGTCATTTCTTTTTCTCCTTTTCTTTTTAATTTTATACACTCATGTTTCCGTATACTTTATTTAATTCTTCCATGTTAACGCAGGAACGTTGAGGAAAGATCGGATGTAGAACCGTCAGATATACGGTTCTACATCCGTCTAGTGGAAGCAGGAATCGCTGCAAAATTGCTCTGCGATGTGCAGCGATTATTGCTTCAATGGTTCCGAATAGAAGCCTGCGTTTCTAAATCTGAAACATCCTGTATATAATCTCCGTATATAGAGTTCCATATTTAGTTGTTATCATTTATATACTTTAAGATATCCCAATAAAATTGTTCCATTGTTTCATAATCAAAACCATACAATTCGTAATGTAGAGCATTATATAAAGAGTCAAATGGATGAGCATATACTCTAACTTCGCTATTATTAAACTTCCCAGTTTCAAGATTTGATAGATTGGCATACACATAAACTTCAGTTCCGTAATGCTCTAACTGTTCCATGTCTTGAAACTTGCCTTCATAAAGTTGGAAATGAAACATATCAATAAAATTTACTTCAACTAATTTAAATTTCCGCATTGTCAATCTCCTTTCTTTTATATACTTATGTTTCTCGTATGCTTTATTTAATTTTCCCATGAGTACAGGTAAACGTCGAAAATTATCAGGAAGCCAGTATCTAGTTATGGATACTGGCAGCCTGATAATAGCTAAGCAAGGTGCTGCTTTCTGGATCTGTGATCCACGACAGCAGCATTTGTCTGTAGCGGTTATCGATCAATTTACCTGTAGTTTAAATTGAAACATCTCATATATAATTTCCGCATATGAATTTTTTTAATATGTTAATGTTTGCGTACACTTAATTTAACTTTCTCACATTTCCAAGCGATGTAGAGCTGTAAGAGCAGTCATATCCCGGTGATGAACCGGCAGAGATGACTGCGGGTACAGCTTATTCTCATCGGTGGGTTATGAAATTAAACATCTTACATATTCCCTTGTGTATAAGGTGGTACATAACTTTTTTCACGTTGCATATCTTTAACTTACTCATGTGCGTAGATCTGATTGAAGGAATGTCTGGAGGATGTGAGCCTCCAGAGTTTCCTTCTTTTAATCAGATCTACTCTGAATTGTTGAAAACTATTATGTACAACTTGTGCAAACAAGTTTATAACTTATTTAACTCCTAACTCTTCAAGCCTTTTATAGAAATCAAAGTGATTATATTCTATAGTTGCCTTAAGAAGTGCAAGAACTTTATATCCTGCTTGATACTTTACTACTACCTTAATATAATCCAATGCTTCTGAATCTTTATAAGCGACATTGTTAGGATCTAAGTATACTGGCACTGATATATTATGAAACATTATCATGTTCTTTAATGTATAATAAGCACCCTCTGCCTTATAAGTATCAATAAAATCTTTGCTCATTGGAGTGTTCCACGGCAATTTAATATACTGATATATATAAAATGATCTAAGCGAATCATACATTTTTTTATAATTATTTGCATTGTGTTTAAATTTATAAATATATTCTTCAACGGGGCGTAAGATTTTCTTATATACATCATCTGTAAATACATCCATGTGCCCAGGAATCCTATAATATGGAACTCCCTTACATTTATGTTCCTTAAGTTTGTAAATATATTTACTTAGCGAATCAAGATAGTCATAAAGCATATCAATTACAACTAATTTTGTAAAGAACTGCGATCTTTCTTCGAATGCTTCAGCATCTTTTCCCTCAATGTTACTCATAACTCTAAGTTCTTCAATGACCATTTTCCACTGGTAATCATATCCATGATTTTTTAACCAATCATTAAATCCATAACGAGAATTAAGAGCCTGAAACATCTGACTCATAATCCAACGTCTGTGAAGTTTTGTATTCTTGACATATCCGTTGGCGAATATCTCCCGCTCAATAGGATCTATATTCAGTTCGCTTTCATCGCAAGGTGTCGGAACTCCGTTTACCCATTTCATTGCAACTTCTTCTCCAGACGGCGAAAGCACCGAGAAGAAATTACTTGTGTCAACTCCTGCCGCCCTAAGTGTATTTAATCTTTCTGTTACCTTTCCCATGTTTTTGTTCTCCTTTTCTGTTGTTTTTACTGTTCCATATTCAGTTGTTTTCATATTCAGATAATAATCTTTATTATCTGTATCATTTGCAAGTGTAACCCCACACGTTACACTTGAATGTTCGGGAAGAATTACTTCACTACCGCAGTTGGGACAAAATACTCTTGACATACGCTTAATCTCCTTTACCTAACTACAATTTTTACTTCGTCATCGTTTAACGGTTGAATTCTTGTTACTATTGAATGGTCATTTACAGAACTTAATAAATTTCCACGCCTATCATAAACCTTTATTTCTGAATAACCATATCCTTTTAATTTATTTCGCATATTAATTGCTGCAAATTCTCCGTACTCCATATTGTCTTCCATATTAATCTCCTATCCAATCTTTTAGAATTATTAATTCAGGATACTTTCTTGACTTCCAAAACCAAGTTCCGTTCATCTTTTCGTTATCCCAAATAAGACTTCCGTTCATTATAAATCCAAGAACTAATAACTCTAAATCAACCTGTGCAACTTCTCGCAACTCGTTACAACATAACTCCTTATCAGATAAATCATTCATTTTATCTGCTCTAAAATATCTTTTTCCTTTGCTATCATTTCTTTCGCTAGGAACTGAACGTTTATAATTAATATAATGATGTTCAATCAACCTTAATGCTTCGTCTAAATCCGTAACTGGAATACCTAAATCCGAAATGTCAACATCTTTTCCGTCAAGTCTTACTTTCCTTTCTTCAAAACTGATATTAAATTTAGATCCGTTCCGTACTGATTCAATGATTTCTTCGTATCTCATTCAATCTCCTTTCATTCACATATTGTTTTATTGGTTTATCTCTTTAATTTAATCATGTTTAGGCGTTTCAGAAACCTTAAGATACTCATCATAAGATGCTCTATCTGTCTAATAAAGAGGGAACCGCTTTCCATCTATGATGGAATCAGCTTCCCTCTTTATTTGAAGGTAATTGAAACGGCATAAAATGAATTTTTAAAACCCATATGTGATTTACATTTGTGCTATTAAAGTTTTGTAAGCATTTTTATTAGTAACTAATGCTCGCTGCATCATCCCTAATGAATAAAATCCTTTAACAACAGGAAGTTTTTTCTTGTTCATCGCTACGTTCTTTCCTTTACCACGATTAATCACCCCCTCTATCTGAGTAGGAACGTAACCAAGACCACCAAGTTTTTTCTTTCCGGTTGCTACTGCTCTTAAGCAATCAAGTATATATCCGTTCATGATGTTTATATCTGATTCAACATTTACGATGCTAAGAATTTGATGTGCCCAAGCATATTCTCCGTTGCCTTTATAAAGATAACGGTGAACATTATTGATTGCTTTCTGCAATGAAATTCCACGCTGATTAATTGTTCTTGACATTATCTCTTTCTGAAATGTTTTCAATCTGCCTTTGCTTATACTTATCTTGTTTCCACATATTGAATATCCAAGAAACTTAAACCAACGATCATTTGTAAGCGTTTCCACTTTCTTGGGATTAAGTGACACTCCATACTTTGTAACAATTGAATTTATATCTTTTGTAATTTCGTCAACATTATTATGTAAAACAATTAAGTCATCTGAATATCTGACATAATATTCATACTTGTTACTCATATACTCATCAAGTTCATAAAGAACTGCATCGGCAAGCCAAGAACCAATCGCATTCCCTTGTCTGATGCCAGACCATTTATGTACTAAGTTTCCGTCAACATCAAACATCAAATCATTGTTCCATGTTTTACGAAGTAAGTTCATAACTGGTTCAGTTCCATACTCAAATCCAAGTTTTGCTTCAACTCTATCAAATAATTCCATAATTGGTTCTCTATTGACTGTGTCGAAGTAGTGGTGAAAGTCGTACTTACCACCTACTATTCCCTTTCGTGATGCAATCCGCTTGCTCAATTCCTGTACTGTCTTTCCACAAGACAACCCTTTTTGATATGACTTACAAGACGGATGCACCATTTCGGGGAACAGTTCAAACAAACAATCATTTATTAGAGAACACAAGATCCTCTCACAAGTTTCTCCAACATAGACGATTCTAAATTCGCCAGGTTCATCTTTCGGTATCTTCGCTTCATGAGCAGGAGGGAATTCTAATCTGCCGTCCCTTATTCTACGATAAAGTTCGGCTCTTGCTTCAGGCTTACAATACTGACGTATCTCAGCTTTATCAATTCCTTTAAGCGTTGCCTTATCAAGCAATCCTTCCCACCGATCATGTTCAAACATCATCTGTAATAATTTATCCATATTCTCTCCTTTTTATACATTCATCAATACTTCATGGGTGTCTGTAACTTCATCACACCAATTACATTTGCTTTCTTCGGTGTCTGAGTCAACAAATATCTTTTCTCCATGAGATTTAATAGCTTCAATACAACAATCACAAATTCTCATAGGCATAAAGGCTATCATATTATTCTCCTTTCTACATAACCGTTGCAAAGTGTTCATCTTTTGCTATTGTTAAATGTTTCTTCTTAGCAAACGCCTTTAAGAAACTTTCAACTTCTGCAGGTCTAGGACAATTTCTATATCCTTTACACTGTGTAATTTTCTTTCCAACTATCTCCATTGTAAAAAACGGAGTGTCTAATTCATTCACATTTCGGATAAATAAAATAGTCTTTTTATTAGCCACGATATCTTCCATGTACTGGGCTACACAGTGCCTTAATTTGTATCCTTCGTGACCAATTTCTCTAGTATTTTCTGGAACAATTACTTTCATATTCCCCTTGTCGAATGAATATTCTTTTTTCTTAATTGGAACTATCTTTTCATAGTCGCTCTTATATTCATTAGCATTATCGGCATATCTCTTTAACTTCATGTCAAACTTCATTTCGTTATACATATCAGTTACCATATCATGTGCTGACTTAAGTTCATTAGGTAAACTTACGAAACTGTTTTTCATATCTAAATCAAGTTCCTTACACATTGACAAGTAATCTTTATACATTCCCAAATTAAAGTTCTTTTGTTTAGATGCCCACTTTCCAAACTGATGAAGAGTGACAGGAAGTATCTTCATTAAACCTTCGGCAGTACGTGTATCTTTTGCCAAAAATCTATCGAATACTTCTCTATCTTTTGGAGTAATATTAAACTCAGTATATTTTTGAAGTTTATTTAGATCTTCAATTGTCGCTTTGTTTTTTAAACTCAGCAGCTCTCTATAATTCTCTTTTGAAAGTGACAACATATCTATGATTGATTTTTCTTCGCCTTTAATATATCTATAAGGATTCTTTTCTACTAATTCGAAAGCCAAATTATTAACGCCAATTTTAAATATATATTCGAAGAAATTTGCATATCCACGATTAGCATCCGATATAGTTGTCCAAGCACTATACTTATCTGATAATGTGGTATTAGTAAATATCTTATATAAAGGAACTCTTTCAAGGTTAGTTCCCTTCGAATATTTCGTGAGATTCCTTGGATAAATATTTACATTATCATTTGAAAACCAAGCGTGAGTTCCAAGTGGTTTATGTGTATACCAACTAATTCTATATTCTCCGTATGGTAATTTACATTTTCTCCACTTTTCATCTGCCCACCTTTTATCTATTACAGAAAATGTTCCGTCTTTATGAAATGTTTCACGAGCCGATTCTCTGTAATCAAATTTCCAATTTCTCCATCCACTTTCATAGTGACGAGAAATATTGAAATATCTCAAAACAAATTCTCCGTCTTCTCTTCCGGGAATTATTGCGGTTCCAAATTCATAGCAAATCCTAGTATATTTCTCGTTTTTAATCTTTACTTTTTCTCCGCAACAAGGGCAAGAAATTAAAGTTCCTATTTTTCTTGTGTTTAATGTTTTAGGATCTATTTCGCTATGGCAACTCGTGCAAAACGCTGTTCCGTTTTGCTTGGAGTAAATCATATAATTGGGCATTGCCTTTGTCTTCATCCATTCGATTTCTGCTAATGTTATATCTCTCATCTACATTCACCTCTCTAATTACTTTTACTTTTTTACTGGTGATAACATATCCATTTTTATGATATGTTCCTATAACTTCCATTTCGAGAATAGCCATATCAAACGGCACATAATTATAATCAAGAACGTTTTCAATGGTGTCGGTAGAATATATATAATTACCTTTTGCTTTACATATTTCACCGATTTTGAATTCGTAGCCATTATCAAATCTTGAATAATATCTGCCGTTATATTTATGGACTTCTTTATAGCACAACATATTAATCACGCTTTCTGTTTTGTTTTTGTTTTCTTTGGCTTCGGCTTATCAGATGTATCTCCGATATATTCATCAACCCACCTGAATAAAAACTCTTCAGCTTCAGCTCTGTTCTGTATATTCATGTATTCTTCGGCATTTTCAAATGCTTTATTCTGACAGAACGACATCATATTGTGGCTAGTTTTCCATTCCTGCATGGCGTTTTTGTTATACTCATCTGATGTTTCTATGATGTCTTTTATATGATTTACTATGACTTTATGAGTTAATTCATATCCTTTTCGTCTATTTTCGGGCTGAGATTCTCTGAATGTTTTAAACTGATCATTAAACTTTTCATAAGCATTCTTATAAACTTTTTTCTTTTCCTTAACTTCCTTTTTAGGTTCTACATTTTTATATTTTGCAATCAATTCATCTATTGAAGGAACAGGAGTGTTAACTTTTTCAGTCGCTTCTTTCTTCGGTCTTCCCCTTTTCTTTTTAGGCTCTTCAACCTTTGGAGTATCATCATACTCAAGCAGGTTATCGGTTGTCTTAAGTATCTCGCACAACTTATTCATTTCATCTTTTGTTGCAAAAGGTCTGACATAAGTTCTGCCATTGTTAATAATTGACAATGCATAATCTCCATTGTCTGTTACAATTAAATCTTTGTTGCCTATTTTTGTGCCTTTTACTTCTCCGCTCATAACACAACGGAGATCGAATATTTCATCTTCGGTGAATCTTACACCGTCTTCGTACTTATCTCCTTTCCAAGCACGAATGTCGTACTTTTTTACACCGTCCATTTCGGTGTAGCGGAGTTCCCTTTTTCCAAGAGTTTCAATTTTCTTAATAGTTGTAATTGTCTTTGCCATTGTGTGTTCTCCTCTCTCTAATTAAACTATTTATTCTTCCCATTCAATAGAATATTGTTGACATATTTCAGAATATAAATCTATTAAATTATCTGCTATAAAATACTCATCAGCAAACCAACCGGGACCACAGTGAAAACATGCTATATAATCCCAATCTTTTTTAAAAATCATCCACCATTCATGAAATTTTTCTCCTGTATATTCTCTTCCTAATAAAGAAACTAATGGAGCAATATATTCAGCATCTTTAATAGGAGAATCATCTCCATTAAACGCATCTTCTTTTTTATAATACATAATTTTTCCTTTCTAAAAAGCACACATTTTCAAACTATTTCATCTGTGCCAATTAATAATTAGTCAAATGATACATCTGTTTCTGTGTCGAAACTACTCAAGTCTATTTTCTGCAATTCTGCAAGATCCTTAATGGTCAATCCAGTTGCATTAACAAATGACTTTTCTTCTCCTTTCTTTGATGTGTAAGTGCCTGTCAGATAAATCTTATCTGCATATTCCTTGCCGTCCTTTCCGTTTTCTTTGTAGTGACCAAGTTCAATATTTCTTCCGTCAGGAAGTGTTCCAAGAACTGCTGTCTGTACATAAGTTGCATTGAAATTTGCCATAATGTTTTCTCCTTTTCTGTTGACAATTAATATTCCGTATTCAGTTGTTAAATATGACAATCGACCACTGTCACGGTGCAATCATTATATTTCTTAATTACTTTCTTAAATTCTTCTTCCCAAGAATCTTCGTCTTTTTCGTTGGTAACTATTGCCCACCAACCCATTTTTCCTTTTTCGTACCATTTACCTATAGGATCAATAAAGGCGAATGGACAACTTGTCTTATTCCAATCAATTTCTGAAACCAAATCTTCATTTGTTTTCGTTCCATTCTGTGTTGTTAATACATTATTCCAACGACCGCCAACTTCATACCAGTCCCATTTAGAATTAGGATTATAGGTAGATAACAAATTTCCATTTTCGTCTATCATGTCATCATTAAAATATTGTTTAACATCTTCGTAACACTCATCATCAGACCAATTAATTTTTTTAGGAAATTCATCTCTTAAATAAATCAAATGGGCATTATCATCCGATAATTCGTACTTTTCTTTATAGGCTTGAGGATCATTTAAATATTCTGCATAGGTAGTATTTTTATATTCCTCAATTTCCTCTCTCGTTTTTGTGATTGCCTGTTCTTTTGTATATTGAACATATGGTGCATATATAATATTTTCATCATATGGCGCAAGCAAATCTTTAACGTTTCTTCCGTCTTCTCTTGTAAATACATAAACTGCAAAATGACTCATAATTTAATCTCCTTTTTTCTAAACTCCCAAGGGCATTATTGCCCTTGGTTTATAATATTCAATTGTTAAGCAGCGAGTGTTAATAATACTGCCTTATCAAGTAAATCATTTCCGTTTATTGTTTCCTTGAAATGGTTTTCTGCATAGTTTGCAGTCTGTCTAAACGGAATAATATGCGTTGTAGTATCAGCGACAGCCTGTATAAATCTTGCTCCTGTTTTATCAAGAACCTTAAGGTCGGGAGCCTCTACATATCTAAAGAAAATATCATTCCTTATTCTCTGTACATTATCCAACTGTCTAGGACTCATCTTTTCTGTTACCGGAATGAGTGTTTCTATCAAAGATTTAATTTTGTCATCGGTTAATTTAACCTTATATAAATCTTCAAAAGTCTGTTTCTGTGCTTCAATATACTTAGCTGTCAATTCTAATGTATTCATAGCGTCAGCCATTTTATTATCTATTGACCAAGTGTGTCTTGCCGACCAAGTTCTCTTTGCGGTTTTCATTGCAAAGTTAAGAGTATTGTTACACACTACTCTAACTGGAGTAGTCGCAACTCTTACCGCACCACTTCCGTCATGAGTATTAGTAAATACTACATAAGGCTCTACCTTATCTCCAAGTATCTCGTATTTCTCAGGCAATCTAGCAAGAAGCCAAATTATTTTTCCGTCTTGTAATGATCCTGCGGTTTCATATCTAACTCCCTCACCAAGAAGTGCGTCAGTAAATGCAAATGCATCGGAATTCTGTACTATCTTATATCTGTCTCCTACAATTCCAAGAAAATGGTCATCAGTATCTCTAACATTTGCAAAGTTTCCGTCAATCTTTGTTCCGTCTGCGAGAAATATTTCTCTTGATGAAACCGTCCAATCAAGTCCTGCAAGTCGGATTGCATCTGCACTTGTCGGAGCAGATTCTACCTGTGTCCCAAGTCCATGCCAAGGCTTTTCTCTTCCTACAAAAAACATACTTTCTACATTTGCTGCCATAATTTATTCTCCTTTCTTTTAGGCAATTAATGAATATACCATGTTTCCAATTCTATACTCGTAACCATGATATTTATTCAAAAATGATATAATATTGTCAAGTTCATTAAAACTTATCTCTGATATATTTATGTTATATTCGGGAATGTCTTCGAGTTTAAGATTTTTTCTTTCTTCTTCCCATTGCTCTTTATAATAATCAAAGTCATCTGACCAATAAACACTATTATATATCATTCCGTAATCAAGATTTATATCAACATCTCCCTCTGACCAGCTTTGTATTGAATTCATTCCGTCTTCTGTAAGAGCAATCAAACCTTCATTTCTAGATCCGTCTGACTTAAACTTTTCATTCGGATACATTTCTTGAATTGCCTTAAACTCTTCAGATTCTGAGCCACCGTCTATACAACCACCTCTGCTTTCTACGAACCGGATAAGACGTAAACGCAAGTCTTTAATCGGATTATCATTATTTAAAAGGCAATCTAAAACCTCTCTTGTTTCTTGAAGTGCAGACAATGAATAAGCACTCCAATGATAATAAATCTTGGCTATATCTTCTTCGTTCTGTATTACTGTAATTACTAATCTCTGTCCCATAATTAATTCTCCTTTGTTTCATAATATCTTATTGTTTCCTGTACCAGTTTCTCTTTCATAGCATCTTCTCTTGTCTTAGACTTGCCACGTATATATCTGTCTATATACATCTGTGCGTCTTTAGTTAAATCTTCAAATCTCATAATTTCCACTCCTTTCCAAATACTTCAAGTGTTTCGTTTATTTCTTCTCTTTCTTGCTCGTCTTCGTATTGAGCAAAACATTTAACAACTTCTAAAATTTTCTGTTCTCTGGGAGTACATTCGCCCGGTGCATAGTAATCTAAATCAAATATTTCTTTTATTGCAGAATACTGATATAATTCTGTCGGGCTTTCGCATAGATTAACTATATCCCTTGCTGTATTTACAAGGTCTATTTTGAAATCTACGGTCATTATTTCACGACCTGTTTCAATTTTCTTAAGTTCTTTCCGCATATTTTCAACGTCTTTATCAGTAATTTCTTTAACGTCTCTGAAACCAGTATCAATAATATATGCAAACACCATTGCCTTGTAATCAATTCTCAATTTGCTACAATATTCATCCAATTCTTTAAACATTAATATGTCCTCCTTGCATCTACCATAATGTTATTTGCCTGTATTACATTATCTGCATTAAGAATTCTTTCTATTATTCCTTTTGGATAATCTAATTGTTTTGCTATTGAATAGCAACATATCCACTCTCTTAATTCTTTCCTTGCACTTTCTTGTTTACCAACTGGCAACTTTTTGATTCGTTTATTTTCTCGCTGAATTAATTCTTTAAGTGTCATATATCACTCCTTTCTATAATTCTATTTTTCCAAATACCCACCCCATTAATGGAAATAGATATTCTCTATCATCTACTAATTTTTGAATAAAACTTTCTTCCTGTTCCCATTCTTCATAATCCATATCACAATAAGCATCAAGAGCGTTGCTATATAACCAATATGATTTAGTGTTGTAACTAAAAATAATTTCAATATCTTTTGCTCCAGCATGAATTAATTTCCCTAATTCATCAAAAGTTAATCGACGCTCTTTGAATCCGTCCCAACATTTACTTGATGCATCATCAATCTTTCTTAATTTTTCAATGTCATTATTAAGTTGTTGTTTTATTTTTTCTGGCATCATAATCTTCATCACCTTATTAAATATAGTCATAAACTTCATCTCTAATACTATCTATTTCGTTGTATGCACTATCTATACTACTTGCTACATTTTCAAGAGTTTCTATTGCGTTGTTATATGCATCTATAAGATCATCAATTGAATTAAAATCCGTTGATACTAATGCCTGTCTTTCCCATGTCTGACGCATATTATGAAGAATGTCGTGTTCTTCAAGCTTATCAAATATGTCTTCATCTTCAACAGTATCTAAATAGTGGTCAATGTCCACTTCTTTTGCATCAAGTTCCTGCAAAACGTACTGTTTAATCATGTCATTAATTTTATCAAGTGTTATAGTATTGTTTTCCATATTTGTGTTCTCCTTTTCTGTGATTGTTATATTGTTGTTGGTTAATTCTACGTCCATAATTTTGCTCTCCTTTTTTTCATCGCTATCAATCCAAGTATTATATAATGCCATTGCTCCGTCATATTTATCTCTCCGTACACTACATGACGGTGATGACACTATGAATTCTCCGGTTACTGTGTTGTACCAAACTGACCTACTATCTTTTTCTCTAACTTGTAACTGCATATCTACGCTCCTTTCCGCATATCATAGATCCGTTCGCAAAATTCAATGTTACCACGACAACACGTTTTCCATTTAATCTGCCTTACTTTTCCGTCAAAGTATGAGTATTTTAACTGCAATTCATACTTTCCAAACCTTTCAATAATCCTGTACTCCATACTCATTTCTCCTTTCTAATACGTTCCAATATTTCATCGAGTTCCTTTTGCTTTTGTTTTATGTCTTTGGCATATCTATCGTGTAGATTGTTTTGCCATAAAATAGTTATTTCATTATGAAGTTGTAATGCTCTCGCTTCCCAGTGTGACATCACGCTACCTTTCCCCACACTCTATTTGCAAAGCGTGGCAATTTTGCATAGTGACTATTCGTAAATAGTCGTTTGTGAAGTTCCCTTTCAGAGATGTCGTTTCTTGCCGAATAACTATACTGCCAATTTTCATAACGATTCCAACCTTTGTCAGTCAGTTCTTTTATCTCAAGGAAATTAGTTCCGTCATGATGTGAACACTTAACATAGAGATGTCCTTTCTCGTCCCATATTTTAAAATATTCACAATCTTCAAATGCTCTGCGTTTAAAATCGTCCCAATGTCCGAAAATAAAACCGCCTTCAAAAGTTCCGTCCCACCTACCACAAGTACCAACGGCTATAAATGAATTGCCTTTCTCAATAAAGTTTCTCATTTCATAATCGGCATCGTCCCAATCATGTTGTGCAAGTTCATTTGCCATACTCCATATTTGTTCATCTGTAAAACGCCCATAATCCATATCTTCTAGCTGCTCTATTGCTTCCGTGTTGTAATGTTCAAAATCATAGTTATCAAATAATACTCTTTCCATATTAGCCTACCTCTCTTTCATACAAATCAAATTCACATTCAAATGGGTTGTAAGTTTTGCGGATACTAAATATAAATTCTGACTTAGGCTTTTCCGCTCTTGCCTTTGCCATTATTTTTGTGGGGTTGTCAACTCTGTTGTACCAACCATTCGCATAAGGATCTGTGTTGACCTTTTCAAAATCCAACTTAAGCAATTCTCCGTAATCAAATATTGTGTTTGCCTTAGTTGACTCGTTTACAAGACTGTTAATATAGTCATCAGGATTTTCCTTTACACAATTTTCACAGAGAATATATCCGTCGCCACAATAATAATTTGCATAACTACAAGCGTTATATTCCGGTCGCTGATACACTTTGTAACATTCTGAACACTCAAATGATGTGTTCCAAAAGTGCCAGTTATCTTCCGTTGCGTAGTCAAGATAAAAACTGTCGTAATCTCTACGCTCAATTTCATCGACTACATCATACAGTTCCGCTTTAAGAAGTTCATTAAGGCGGTTAGCATCTTTGGTAGTTGATATAATCAAAACCTGTTTGCCTTCATTATCTCCGTCTTCATAAATCCCTGCGTCAATATCATTGTTCTCATTAAGAACTTTTGCGATTGTATCAAAGTATTCCATTTTCACTCTCCTTTACTTTTCTTATTTTCTCTGTTCTCATCAATCCAAAATTCATATTCTAATTCATCCATGCTTATACTCCTTTACTTTTTCTTCAATAATATCTCTAGCTAAATCTAAACCTCTTGCCTTGTCCCAATTCGGAGCATGAAATGCTTTGTTAGATTCATTTATTATCTCTGCCTTAATCTCATCAATGACGGATAATGGTATCATTGGTTCAGATATGCTTTTTATATATTTATGTATACTTTCTTTTTCTTCTTTTGTTGCATCTCTCATTCCTTATCCTCGCTTTCTGCCTTGTACTTGTCAATAATTTGCATTGCTGCTTCCAAGCCACTAGCAAGTGCATTTTTGCAAATCCTAGTATCTTTATCTACAAATCTTGCCTTATCTATCTCGGCTCTTATCTTGTCAAGAATAGGCTCTTGCTCTAGTGCCTTGATTGCCATATTAAATGTATCGTCTATAATTTTCCTCTGTTCTTTTGTCTCGGCTTCAACAAAAGCAACGCTTATCATATTAAGGTTGTTGATTGCTTCTTCTCTTGTCATTCACTCACCCTCTTTCATCTTTACGCCACAATGTTTACAATACTGACCATATAAATGATTAAGACGATTACAGCAACCGCATATAGCGTTATCCCCGTCTTTGTCTATCCATATACCCTCTTTCTGCTGATTGAGTGCTTCGATTGCCATGTCAAGAGCCTCAAGGTCTTTAGGAAATGCTGATATTGAAAGTTTCACATAACCATTTAATTGTTTGATCGCTTCTTCTCTAGTCATTGTTTATATTCTCCTTTAATTAATCATTTGCAATGCTTTAATTCCGTCATCGTCTAGCAATTCAAGTAATTTTTCATATTGTTTTTTACAAGCATTATAAATTCTTTTAACTCGTCCCATATCTTCAACGTCATATCCATATTCATTGGCGAAGTCGTATTCGTTACCATATGGTTCATATTTCTCTAGACAAGCAAGAACATCATACGGTCTTGGACGCTTATCATACATATAATTATGAATTGAATCATAAAAGTTAAATGAATAACTCTTGCGTCCGCTTCTTTTCATAGTTACCTTATACTTATAGCGATTTCCGTAACTATGTGTACTATTGTCGTTGGGAAAATGATCCACAATTCCTACACGCCAAATCAACATCTTAATTCCAAACTTATCCATAAATTCCTTTGCCTGAATATCATATTCGTTCATAACTGTTCTCCTTTCTTACAACAAAATAATGTTTTCATTCCTTAATATATATTTCTTGTAGTTCCTTTCTATATCCGTCTTCTACGTTGTAATAAACATAATAATCACAAACATCGTCAACTTTCTTTTTGATTTCTTCATCGGTTGTGTTATCTTCAACATAAAATTCAAAGTCGTAACATCCTAACGCTCTAACATTAATGCATCCACTTACTTTTTTCATTGTTACCTCCATTAAATAGTTCTTAATACAAACACTCATCAAGTTCTGTATAATATTCTCCGTCATATCCCTTTTCCATTAATTTGTCGTAACATTCCCAACAAACTAGTCGGTATGTTATACTATGACAATCTCTTGTGAAATACATATCTGCTCTGCTAACTTCTTTTCCGCATACCGGACAAACTCTAACGTCTTCGGGCATCTTTTTTGCTCCTTTCGTTCGCTATCGACCTTTGCAAAAAGTCAATAAAATTCGGTTTATTTTCGCTTTTAATTTTGTCAATATTCAGTTGTGATTTAACTATTGGCTCATCACCAATTTTGTTCTGCCGAACATTCGTCATTTGGAATATCATGTATATCCTTTCCGCAATCGTCACAAATCCATTCACCTTTATCTCCTTCAACGAGATAAGAGCAATCTTTGCAGCGTAACATTTCTGGTGTTGTCATTATTCGTCCACCCCCAATCCACAACAAACACGACACATTTCACTTTCGTATCCTGTATAAGTATCTGCATATGGGCAATGATGTTCTCCGTTATAATCTTCTATGTCGCATGGTGTTGTATATAAAGTTTCTTCTTTAACTTCAAAATGTGGCAACCATGAATTATCTTGATTCATACATTCTTCTTCGGTATGCCATATATATGCATCAATTTCATTTTTGTTAGTATTATGATATTCACTTCCGTTCTCTTTTATTGTGGCAACATATCTCTTTATTTGTTTAGACATACTATTTCCTTTCTTTGTGGGAGTGAGCATTACGCCCACTCCCTTTGTTAAGATTGAGAGAGTTATTAGGCAACACGAACTTCGTTCGTGCTTCTGTCATAATAGTAAAGGTTGTAAGAAAGCACTTCATTTGGTACCACCTGAGTGTCGTTGACATCTCTTATCATTTCCCTCATATAATCCGTATTCATGTTTGTAAAGTTGACAGGAATTGCAAGACACTCATGAATTGAACTAGGGATAATATATAAATCATCCTCAATCTTGTTTGCCATAGCGTTTAAGAAATCCGTGTTGCTTATAACCGCAGCTCCGTGTAACTTTGAACGATTAGTTAATATATACATAGGTTTACGTTCCAACAACTCAAAGTCGATGTTGGCATCATCTAAATCTTCTCCACTCATAAGTGACTGAAGCGTGGTTGCCATGTCATCTATAACGTACTTACTATTCTGCTTTGCCTTTGTGAACACCTCGTCAGGAGTAACTCCCCATTTGTCAAGAAACTGTTTCTTTATAATTACAGATCCTCCCGACATTCCGTTAAGGACATATCTAACATAGAGTTCCATATCAAGATAACCCTCTGTTAAATCTTCCTCATTTGACGTTTTCTTTCTAATGCATAACATTAGATTATTTTTTACTTTATCCCAGTTTAAGAAATCATTAGCAAAGTCACCAATTCCTTCGGGTGCCTTATTTTCCTCATAAATTGCAAGTACCTTGTCTGCAATTTCTTCATCAGACATATCTTCCATGTTATCAATGTAAATGTTGGGCTTTACTTTTGCATCAGGTTCACCAACTGTGATACCAATTACAATGTCATCTCCCTTTCGTACTTCCTGTGCGATTGCTTCAAGGTTTGCATTGTTCTCATTGATTATTGCTGCTACATTGTTTGCTCTTTCCATGTTCATCATAATTTTGTTCTCCTTTGTTTTTTAAATAATTGTTTGTTTTCCATATTCAGTTGTAATTTATATCAGACCGAGTGCGGTCATCTGCTTATTAATCTTGCGATTACGGAGTTGTTTTGAACTTATTTCGCTTATCAACTCTGCCGGAGTTGCATCAATACGTCCGAACCAATGTGTTTCCGTAATTTCGTCAATACTTCGGTACACCTTTTTCATTTTTTGAATTGGCAGACACATAACCTTTGCCTCATATTGTGTAAATAGACGGTTGCCTTCTTTAAAATAAAGTGTTTTACTCATACGCAATTCTCCTTTTATAAAAATACGAGTTCCTTATTATTGTAATTCTCTTTTAGAAACCACCAATATTCCGGATCTTTATCATATTTTTTAAAGCACCGTTGAAGCATGTTCATACAGTCCCAACGGTCGTTCATGTAACAAAAGTTTTCAAATTCTGCGTACTGTCTTATCTCAGGCATAGCATAATTCCTCTCTTTCTTCTTTACATTCTTCGTATGTGCCTTCACACACTTCTTCTCCGTTTACAATGAGTACATAATGGTTTCCTTTTCGCTTAATTTCCGTGGTGTTCATTAATACACGCTCCTTTCTTTTGTTAACTCGTTATATAAGATTACGGAACCTATCCGCTCCCTATTACGAGCCATGAATGTGGCTACTTGTTCCATTGTCAGATGTTCCTTTACAAAGATTGTTGTGATTCCAAAAATACTAAACATAGGCTACTCTCCTTTCTTAAATTTCCGCACCTAGTCCGTCAAGAATTGCTCTTTGAAATTCAATATAATTCTCTTGCGTTTCTATATATTCGTTTGCCTTTTTTTTCACATACTCAAACCATTCCTGATATAAAGTTAGGAACTCTTTGATATCGTCTACACTAAAAATAAGACTGAATTTTGTTTCAAACCACTCATAGGTATCAGGCGTGCATGATCTTATTAATCGTTCAGTTTCTGTCTGATTTTCATCTCCCTTTGGCAATACTTTGAATGCAAGTTTACGAATTCTCTCAAGTGATTCTATAACTTTATCTACTGTTTCTTTTATTGCTTGTTCTGTCATAGCGTTCTCCCTTCTTCGTTTAACTTCAAATGATTAAAGTTGTCAAAATGAATAGCAACATCTCCGTCAATGTCAACACAATGTATTGGGAAACTTGCCCATATTCCGTTTACGTCTGTTCTAACTAGCACTTCCGTGTCTAAATTTTTGAGTTCCATTAATTCATTTATTAATTCTCTTGCGGTCTTAGCCATGGTTATTCTCCTTTCGCTTATGTATTTTCGATGTAATCGAGTAAAAATCTGATAACTTCCCTTGGGTTCTCTTTTATATCGTTCTCTACATCATCGGGAGTTGTGTCTGCGTCCCACATATCATAGATGAACGCCTTGTAAAGACGTTCGCTTATATTTGCCTTGTCAGTCATTGTAGTGATTGCTATATTTAACGCTCTTTTGAATTCTTCTTCGTTGCGTATATGCCCTGTGTTTAAGTAGGATAGTATAATTATGATTGCATCTACGGTGCTCATTAAATCATCTCCTTTCCATTCCAACCACCGCAATAGTAGCCGTCACCCTTGTATTCGCACCACACTTTAAATCCCATACGTGGCTTTGACTTGAATACTTTGCCGATTTCAGAGTAAGAAAGCGTTTCCTTTGTGCCGTTATCCCAGACGAGTACGTATCTTTCCATGGTTTTTCTCCTTTCTAATAATCCACTCCCTTGATATACACGGGTTCTGCAAGACGATTTGCTCTAGCGTGGAACTCATCATCTTGTTCACATTTATCTGCCCTCAATGTCCATTCGTAGTAGGATTTATCGCTTATTCCGTTTGATAAATATTCTGAGCACTTGTTTTTGCAATCAGTACAAAGCATAATTTTGTCAACTCCTTTCTTTAATATATCCAACCTGAGTATTTTGTGGAAACGACTTCATCATCATAGATGATTTCCGTTCCGTTCTTATCCATAATTGCGGTGCATATGTCACCACAATACCAATCTTCAGGGTCTCCGTTTACTTCCCACTCATTTCCGTTGAAGTCGGTGAAGACCATAAAGTCTTCTCCAACTGCGGTCACAATTCCGCTAGTGGGATAGTAATTTTCCATTTCCTTTGCCTGTTGCTCTATAACATAGTCAGGCTCTGCGTGTAGTTCCATTGTTCCTATCACGCCTATAACTATTATTATAATTATGAATAAAATCCAGTTTCGGATTTCGCTTCTGCGACATTTACGACTATATGCGATTGCCTTTGCCTGTGCGATTTCCTTTTCCTTTGCCTTGTTGACAAGGCGTACTAATGTTAGATCCATGTTTTGCTCTCCTTTAGTTTTATATATTAATATAGTGACTCTAATTTTGTCAATACTTACCAATAGATGCCCCACTCCTGCGTGTAAGAATTATATCTTACCTTAATCTTATACTTGCGAAATTCCCTTTTACATGATTCTACAACGGCATTCCGCTCCGTTTTGTTCATGATGTTTATGAGTTCTATCTGTCTTGCGTATGACATCTTTATTTCCCTTTCTGCATCTATTTGCGCTATATGATTACAACATCAATTCCTTTTGCTTTTTGAGCGATATAAAATTCATTAAATTCGCTCTCGCTCATGATTGTTTCATCTATGCGAAATTCGGGTTCGCCTGCATAAGGAGAACCTGTACCAAGTGTTGATTTGTATTGCCTGATTGCTATTATATAAGGCTTGCTTATAGATCCCTGCATACCATCGCCCCCATCATATTCTCGTAATACATACGTGCTCTGTTTTCCATTCTGTACTGTGCGATGTTACGCAACTGCTTCAGTGTCATTTTGCCCCTTTTGAACGCCAACTCAAATCCCTTAATGTCTGCCAATCTTAACATATCGTACCTCTACTTTCTGCCCTACTTCCGGGCGTGTGCTTTATTATGCGTTCTTGCTACTGTTCGGTGTTTCCGTTGTAGCCACTATACCAACGGAACGCCTACTTATTTCGCTTAGATACGCAAGTACAACCACAATGGGAGTCGAACCCATACGTTAAGAACGCTTATTTCGCTCATACCGTGGTGTTGTTAGCACCACAGCCGTCACCAACTGTTGTGGTTCTCTATTCAGTTGTATGTAGGATTTACAGTGTGGGGTTGTTCACGCCAGACCTCGTTCGGCACTCCAGTGCTCCCAACAGGTGGAATCGAACCACCTAGAACTACCTGCTATGTGTAACTTGCATAACCGTACTACACTACTATGCTCGCCAACTAAATCACATAACTTACTACTTCATGTGTACCGCACCACCACCAAGCGTTACCACTCATGGTCTTTATCACCATGTGTGTGATACTTGATGTGATGAAGTGAACGGTGTTGCTACCGCAACGTGTTCATCACACTCTGTCCTAGGATATGTTGGATAAAGCCAACTCACAAACGGTTCCACCCTTAGGCGTAGCCGTGTTAGTGCTCGTTATCTAACATAGTTTTTATGAATAGCCATTGTGTCAATCACGGCTATTGTTTGTACCAAGTAGTAATTGATAACTAAAGGTTATCCATGTGCTTACTTTCGGACACCACTTTCTTGCTCCTATCCTGTGCACCAAGTTCAGTAAAACTTGTTGAGACCTACACACTTGGTCGGGCGACGACCCGCTTGTCAGACCTGACAGCCTGTGTCCATCGTACTTACTAGGATCCTTGTCGTGTGTTTTACTGACACTCGACTTGTCCCCTAACCCACCGTCACCTTATGTATGTGCTCTGCCACTCACGCTCCTCTCCTGCAAGATTGTCGTGGTAAGTGTACACTGTGGAGTGTCGGTTTATCGCTCCTATGCTTGACCCACGGCTCTGCATAGACCTTTCGGTCTTGGCTACTTGAGCACCGTTCATTCGGCTATCTACGGGTGTAGACTGACTGTCTTCTACGTCCTATCATGCCTTTATTGATTGTTTGGGAAACGTCCACCTAAAGGGTGGATGTTGACACGACCTAAAGGGTACGTGTTAGAAATGCGGAACCTAAAGGGTTCCTAACGGCTACGTCTGGAGTTGAACCAAACCACGCTTATAACGTGTACCCGGATAGCCGAGCAAAGAAAAACCGGAACCATTAAGGCTCCGGTTAATCCCGTAGGGATTTGGGCTTATGCCAAATTCCACTCCTTACGGATTGCGTTACGCTCAGTTCCAAGAACCTTGGTTCTTGCGGCGAACTTCTTAGCGTCTTCCGCTTTAGCGAACTTGAAACCCTGAGCGTCTTTGTCCCACTCACCACCGAGTGCCTGTGCGTCCGCCTTGAGTACTGCGAATGTGTCACGTTTTACGCCCTTATCGAGTGTTGCGATGCCACGCTTTGAAGTGATTTTCACTTCAACGTCTTCGGCGTTGAGCTTGTACTTGAGTGCCTTGGAAGCCTTAGGCTTCTGTGCGGGTGCTACCTGTGTGTGTGCCTGTGCCTGTCTGCTGGGAAGAACGGGCATCTCAACCGCCGTCACAACCTTGCACTCGATACCCTGTGCTTTGCACCATGCCTGCATCGCCTTTACATCCTGCGCGTCCTGAAGAAACATTGTAAAATTATACATAAAAACCTCTCAATCTGCCGAACCGCTACTGTGAGTGGGTTGAACGAGGTTCGGCTTGCCGTTCAACCTGACACCATAGTAAACCAACTGAAAACCCGGCAATTTAGCCCAAAAATTCGGAAAATGGCTATTTTTCGCACCGAAAATTGAGGCGAAAGGATCTGAGGGTTGGGGGGTATTAAAAACGCCAAAATCCGCTATTTTTGCCGTTTGCCCCGCAGTTGGTTAATTTTCACACCACGATCATTTTTCGCACCAATACCCCCTCGCCCCCACCATCGAAAAACAATACCAATTCCCCAACCAAACCAACCAAAACAATACCAATTAATAAATCCCCAAATAATCCCATACCAATCCACAAACCCCCACAATTCCAATACTTCAACCTATACCACTTTCCAAAATTAAATTCTCCCCTTGACAACCCAAACCGATGTGGTATTCTATGGGTGACACTACCCCCCCTGTGTCATGCACTCCAAAGGGAGTGTATATATCTATATATGCTAATATCTATATATGCTAACTAGAACTGACAAAAATTTACACTTTTTGAGGGAGTGCAGGTGACAAATTTTTACACTTTTTGCAAATTTTTGTCACTTGGACTCCTCCGAGGGAAAATAAAAATGAAAGAAATTTTGATGCCCCACTGCATATTGGAAAACGATCCTGAAGTAGTGGCAACCTATCTAGCGATCAAATTAAATAATGCTGGGTTAATCAGACCAGAGTCTGTAGCATTAACTATGTATGGAGAATGTAAACCTAACAGATATTTTTTAAATAAAATAAAAGAGAGTCTAAAGAAGCTGGCTGATATAGAGATGATCACGGCGGTTGGGAAAAATGATTATATAATGAGTCAAGATCAATTAAGTGTAAAGCCTCCTTTTATGAAAATAGAGGAGGGGGTATTTAAGAAGTTAGCAGATAATCCGAAGCTGTTGGTTCATTATTTAATGATCAAGAAAGGGCGCAGTTATCAGATAGAGGTGAACGGCAAGAACTCTGTGGTATGTTGTTTTCCTATTGAATACTTTATGGAGCAGGAGGATGTATCTGATAGGACTATAATTAGATATAATAAGCAGCTCGAAGATATGAAATTGATTTATATAAATCGTAGTAAGTATAAAGTGGGCAATGAGTGCCGAGAAGTAAATGTGTATTCATTATATGAAGACCGAGAATATGCTGATGCTTACCGCCCTAATTATGCAAAGGACAATAGTAAGGCAAATGATAGACGCAAAGTGGCTGCGTTGTATAATTCATATTGCAAGGCCCCCGGAAAGTATTCCGAAAAAGAAAAGGCAGAAATAAGGGAAATGGTGGCAAGATATAACGAAGAATGCGAGGAGCTTGGAAAGCTTCAACCCGATTATTTATCTAGAATTAAAGATTTAGATATTTTTGATCTTTTCTAGTTGACAAAATTAAACATTATGGTAAACTGTTGCAAACATAGAGAAAGGAGGGAACCCTGTGGCAAAACTAGAAAACAATCCAATTATTAGAACAGATGGACAATCAATATTAGATGAAATAATTTCGTGGCAAGCGGAGCTTGATAATAACATTGTGGACAATATTGTTTATGAAACGCTTGAAACTGTTATAGATATTATATATTACAATAGCGAATGTGAGTTGAGTTATGAACATACGCAAGATTAGGGTTGAATCTTTTGAAGTATATGGTCTTAATAAATATAAAGATTTTCTTGAGGGCGACGAATTAAATATGGATAGTGCCGAAGATGTTATAGAGTGGGCGTGTGATGTATTAAATGAAGATCCGTCTGAAAGTAACATGGCGGTTTTTATTCAGGCATCAAATGACGCTTTATATGCAGTGACAAAAGAAGTGTGCGAAGAATATACTGATACATTTAAATACGTCATTCAAGATGATTTAGATTATTTTGCAAAATTAGATGCAGAATTAAACTTTTCTAAATATGGTTTAATAATGCAAGTCGGAAAAACGACTTGGAGAATAATTCATTTTTGAGGTGGCATTTTGTTAGACAGACAAATAAACCTTTTCAAGGTAGACACAAACGCTTTTTTATTTCCAGAGGAAAACGAACAGCGTAAATATTTGATAAAACTTAAAAAGGTTCGTGAATCATTTTATAAGACGAGAATTGATAATCGTGAATCGGACATTAATCAGACGGTCAAGAAACTCGAAGCGAGACGAAATAATGGCGATGATCTTAAAAAATACGAAGAGGCATTGATTAGATTTACTGACGTTATAAAGAAAGAGGAAGTGAAGTGGAAAAACTTTATTCTGAATTCAGCTGCGGAGAATGTTAAATATAACGACACGCATAAGCGTAAGAAGATCCGCAATCTGAATGAAAGTTATCTTTCTTATATAGACCGCTATGATGGATTTAAAAAAGTAAATCTTACAAATGTGGTTTCAATGTTTGAATCAACACTAAGTCGTAGTTTTAATATTCAGCGAGACGAATTAACATATGATATTTTTATAGTTGAAATATATTATTATGATATTGCTCAGGATATTATATTAAATGGATTTAACTATAATGGTGAACATTATGTTTATTTCTCATCATCTGCCGGGCAGATTAGGACTAAAAAGGCGGTTTTTGTTAATGAGAAAAAATACAAAGAGTGTCAAGCAAAGCTGATGTGCGGGTTAACAGTTGACAAAATTAACGAGCGTGGGGGCATGAATATAAATAAGTACCTTGCGTATTTAGCACTTTCTAATTCCGCTACTGATCTTTGGGAAGATATTTTTCAAGAGCCGTTTGATATTGACCGTTGTATAGTTGTTGACGATTTTGAAACAGATGTTGAATGTGTTGTTGATAATATAGATTATCAAACTTACGAGATTACTCCTGGGGTAAAAGAATATATTCCAATTCCTCATAGTGATGGATGTGGTCTTATATCTGCTGATTATTGTGCAAGAAACTTCATGGTAAGACTTCCTTGGATAAAGGGATTGCTTGGAAGTTTCGATTACAAAAAATTTATTCGTGAGAATAACTGCTCTCCTATCGTCAAGGATTTATGGGGAAAAGAATATGACATTATCAAGGACGATATTAGAATAATATTTACGAAATCTCAATTAAAGATGTATAAGTTTTATTCTAGTTGGGACGAATATAAACAATACTTTAAACAATATAATTGCGAAGCTGGTATTTGTAATATTGAGGAAAGTAAAATACCAAATGCTAAGATTAATTATCAAATGCTTCAGACTTTATATGATGCAACGGATGAAGAGATTAAAGACCTTTGTGTTATCCCCAATAAAAAGATTAAAGAGATTTCAGATAGCGTCGAAAATGCGTTGGAGTTTTTCGGAGTTAATTTAAATGACGATGACGATGTGAGAAAAGATTGGTTTCAAAAGTCGTTAAAGATTTATCCAGAGTTATTAACTGATCCCGCTAATAAGCAAGACTTAAAAGATTTAAAAAACAGTCTTGTTAAAAAATATAGGGGCGGTAAGTTAGACGTATATGGTAAGTTTACTTTTGTGCTTCCTGATTTATATGCTTTTTGTGAATGGTTATTTGAAGATATTAAAACTCCTGTTGGGTTATTAGAAAACAATGAAGTCTTTTGTAGATTATACAAGAACTCCGAAGAGCTTGATTGTTTACGTTCTCCGCATTTATATGTTGAGCACGCAGTAAGACATAATGTGTTTAATAAAAAATATAGAAATCAAAATTTAAGGGATTGGTTTCATACTGATGCAATATATACGAGTACTCATGATCCTATAAGTAGGATTCTTCAGTTTGATGTTGACGGAGATAAACTGTTAGTTATTTCGCAAAAGAGAATAATTGAAATGGCTAAACGCTGCATGACAAATGTATACCCGTTATATTACGAAATGAAAAAAGCCACTGCCGAGGAAATAAATCCGCATAATTTGTATAAAGGATTAGAGTTGGCATTTACTGGTGGGCGTATAGGTGGTATTAGTAATAACATTACAAAGATTTGGAATAGCCCGGATATAAACGAAGAGGCTAGGAATGCAATTAAATGGTTATGCATGGAAACAAATTTTACCATTGATTACGCAAAAACATTATTTAAGCCAACTAGACCTTCCGAAATAAATTCAATAATTAGTAGTTATACTAGAAATAAAGTTCCATATTTCTTTATTTATGCTAAAGACAAAGAAGAAAGATGTGTGGAGCCAACCAATGATAGTATGATGAACAGGATTGGAAAAGAAATAAAAGATAATAAAAATATGTTTCATCCAATCAGTAAACTAAATAAAATAGATTATCATTTATTATTAAAAGATAAATTAGATTTATATACTAACGATGAATTAAATCAGTGCTTTAATAGATGGAATCGCAAGTATGGAAATAATTTAAATATAGATGAGGGTAATACTGATAAGAATAATATAGTTGCAATTTCTAATCAGGTTAAAGAAGATTTACATAGAATAGAACCTGACGATGATAAAATAGTTAATTCATTAGTCGTGTTCTTATATGGTCATCCTTCAGAAAGAAAGAAAAAACTTTTCTGGTATATGTACGGAGAAAAGTTGTTTAATAATCTTTCAGAAAATTTAAAGTGTTTGCCGTTTTGTTATAAGTGTGGAAAACGTACTGAAGAGCCGATGGTGAATCATAGATGTTTTAAGTGTAGGCAAAATGACTTAAAAGAAAAGGGTTATAAGTTAATTAAATGTGTAGATTGTGGTAAGGAAGTTAAACTTTCTCCTAAGTCTAGAACTAAGAGATGTGACGAATGTAGAGAAGCTGAAAGACGCTTGCATAATCAAAAAATGTATGAAAATAGAAAATTCAACCAAGTTCGTGAAACAGTCAACCTTTAATTTTCCCACCAAACACCTGACAAAATTAAAGGTTTATAAGACCCGAAAAATGGCTTATTAGGGGAAGACCCTAAATTTTAGGCATATTAAATGTCGATGATCTACACTAAGTCAGTTCGGTCTTAACCCCAATATGATAACAAGGAGACTCTAAATGAGAAAAGATAATCAGGGCAATGAACACTACTCTTCTTTCAGTGAGCTTGCCGCTTCAATGGGTTTAAATAAACCCGCTACTAAAAACAAAAAGAAAATTGAATATCAGAAAGAAAAATTTAATAAGAGACATAAGTGTAAAGCTTGTGGTCAACCTTTAACATTTTTAGGAGGTAACGTTGTTACTTGCACTAATCCTAAATGTAAGGGCATCAAGAATGTTAGAAAGTTGGATGATGGAACCGAAACGGTAAATTATCTTACGTCTTATGAATTGCTTGATGATGTTGGCACTAATATTGCCACTAGAATTTTTAATGATTAAAAGGAGTGTGTTTATATATGATAAACAAAAATGCAATGATGGATCTTATTAAAGAGGACACTGGAATACCTAAGTCTACAATTTCTCCGGTTTTGGATTCTTTATTTGACAATATAGTTAAATGTGTTGCCAAGGATGAGGTTGTTAGTTTTGTAAACTTTGGAAAGTTTTCAGCAAGACATCGTGATGCTTGTGCTGGAACAAATCCGCAGACTGGAGAAACAATAACAATCGAAGCACATACGGTTCCAAGATTTAATGCAAGTGATGCGTTTAGGAACGCAGTTAGATAAAAGATATGAAGGTGAAATTTGTGATTAAGATAAATAAAAACGAAGTAGATTATCTGCTTAGTAAGGGATTTAAATTCCCCGATCATTTACATAAAACACATACGAGTCATCCGACTTATTATGTTACAGAAAACAAGGCATATGAGGCTCTAAAAAAATATAGAGAGTCGATGCTTGTAAAATAAGGAGGTGCGTCTTGGATTTAAAAAAACAGAATGACGAAACCACCTTACAGTATATTTGGAGATTAGGGTCTGCTAAAGACTCTGGAGTTTTGAATGCGACATGGGAAGATCTCACAGAAATATTTAATGAGAATCTTGGTCAGGATTATGGAAGCTCTGCTTATAGAAAACCTTATGGTCAGGCGAAGGCTTTTTATGACGAAGTGTTTTCTAAGATGGAGTCTGAAGAATATAATCATGAACTCATGATGCAGCGAAGAAAACTTGCTAGAGAAAAGATCCAGTTACGAGATGAACGTACTGCTTGGAATAAGCAAAATTATCTTGCTGCGAGGGTTGAACAAAAACTTGATTATCTTGAGGAGCAATTTCAAGACATTAGACGTATTGAATTTGAAAATCATCCATCTCCTATTATTCAAAATTCTGATAACGATTTATTAATTATATTATCAGATATGCATATAGGACAGACATTTAATTCGCAATGGGGAGCTTATAATTCTGATATTGCTAAGGATCGTTTAGGTCAATATTTAGAAGAAATTTTAAAAATCCAAAAAAGGCATAATTCTCAAAATGCTTATGTTTCTATTCAAGGAGATATTATTTCTGGAAATATACATTCAAGTATTGCTATTAGTAATCGAGAAGATGTGATAGAACAAATAAAAATAGCCATTGAATATATAACGTCTTTTATATATGATCTATCAAATAATTTTGAAAACGTATATATTACTAATGCTTCTGGAAATCATTCTAGAATTAATAAAAAAGATGAAGCTCTTCATAGTGAGAGACTTGATGATTTAATTGGTTGGACAATTGATAAGCTAACCAAAGATATTGATAATATTCATTTTTTGTCAGATCAACTAGATGTCGGAATAGCAAAAATGAATATTAGAGGTAAAGAATATATTAATGTTCATGGAGATTATGATAACTTTAATAAAACTGGAGTATCAAATCTTTGTATGATGTTAGGATATATTCCTTATGCAATTACATTTGGACATTTACATGTTTGTACGGTTGATGAGTCGAATGGTGTGAAGATGATTCGTGGTGGTTGTTTTTCTGGAACTGGAGACACATACACTATCGAAAAACGTTTAAAAGGCAAACCGAGTCAAATGGTTTGTGTTTGTTCTAAAAATGGAGTTGATTGTTTTTACCCTATTGAATTGAGGTGAAAATGTTGGATGTAGAATTATATTGTTGTTATTCAATTAATTTACGTGATTATTTACAACAACATGGATTAAGATATAAATTAGCAGCATTGAATCCAAACTCAAAAAAACTGTTTTGGATTTATATAAAAACAAATGAATTAGACAGGTTATTAACAGAGTGGTCTACAAAACAGTAGACCACTTTTTATGTGCAAAAATTTGGAGGTCGTATGGAAAAAATATGTGGTATTTATTGTATTTATAATAAGATTAATCATAAAAGATATATAGGACAAAGTACTAATATTTATATGAGAAGATGTTGCCATTTAAGCGAATTAAGAGGTAATTATCATTGCAATAATCATTTACAAAATGCTTATAATAAATACGGAGAAGAAAACTTTGAATTTTTTATAGTTGAATTATGTGATGATAAAAAGTTAAACGATTATGAAAAATTTTGGATTGATTATTATAATACTTTTAATATGGATTATGGATATAATAGAACCACTGGAGGAGATGGAGCATCTGGAATAAAAAAGACAGATGAACAAAGAGCAGTAATTTCCGAAAAATTGAGAGGTCGTCCTGTCAGTGAGCAAACAAGAGAGAAATTTAGAAAGCATATATTGTTACAATTTCAAGACAAAGAATTTATTAAGGCGTTTCGTAAAAACATTGATAGTCAAAAAACCCCGCTAGATTGTTATGATAAAGATGGTTATATTTGTAGTTATGAGAGTGTTCATGAAGCTGCGTTTGATTTAGGTTTGATTGCTACAAATATATGTAAGGTTTTAAAACATAAATACAAAACAAATGGTAAATATACATTTTGCTATTCAAACGAAACATTAGACAAAGATGAACTATATAGAAGATTCATGCAAAAAGAATGTACTGATTCTCACACATATAAACAGAATTATTTAGTTGAAGTTGATGAAAATGAAAACATAATTCGCAGATTTAAAAGCATTCAAGAGGCTGCGAATTTTTATAACATGGACAATTCTTCTATTAGCAAAGTTTGTAGAGGAAAATTAAAACAAACAAAAGGACATATATTTAGATATATTGATTAACGTTGAATTAAGTTAGACAACTAGCGGTGGCGTGGAGTGAAAAGGCTAAATAAATATAATTTGAGCGTTAGGGGAACGGTAGAAATCCCTTGCCGAGTCACCGCTTTAATAACGCAGAGTGGACTGGAGTCTGGAGCCAGCCAAGCCTCATAAGCTTTGATACGTGAGTTCGAATCTCACCTCTGCTATTTTTTACAAAAGATAATAACTACTAAAGATAAACAATTAATAAGGAGTTTATATATGAGTTATTATCCGTATGGAGTACAACAGTACTCTCCTGTTTATCAAATGCCTCAATATCAAGTACCTCAACAACAAACCAATCAGCAGTCTCCTGCATTAAATGGTAAGGTTGTTGATAGTCTTGAGGTTTGTAAAGTTCAAGAAATTCCATTTGGTTCTTTTGGTGTTTATCCGAAAGGCGATTTAAGTGAGATCTATGTTAAGTCTTGGAATGGTGATGGAACTACTAAGGTTATTATTTATAAACCAGAAGTAATTCAAGAGCCTGAAAAAGTTGATATTTATATGATTGCACTTAATGAAATTAAAAAATCGATTGAAGGACTTGAAGAAAAAATAAAGCCCACTACAACTCGTAGAAAAAAGGAGGATGTAGTTGATGAATAGTATTATTCAGGCTTTACAAACAATTAGAAATATGAGTAACCCACAACAATATGTTATGGGAGAATTAAATAAACTTGCGTCAAAGAATCCAATGATTAATATGGTAATGCAGAACGGCAGTTATGAAACTGTCGTTCGTAATATGTGTAAACAAAAAGGAATCGATATCGATTCCTTAATTAATATGATTCACTAAAGATAAAAAATACCAAAGATAAATTTTTATTTAGAATGAATTAAGTTGCAACTTATTCAAATAAAAATTTAGGAGGATTTTTTATGTTTTCTAGTAACGATTTTTCTCTTTCTGATATTGCAGCTGTAACTGGCTCAAACAGAAATGATGATGGATTCTTTGGCGGTAATGGTCTTTGGATTATTTTATTCTTCATTTTAATTCTTGGCGGTGGCTGGGGATTTGGAGGATTTGGCGGTAATGGTGCGGTTGAAGCAGCTGTAACATCTGCTGATCTTCAGAGATCATTTGATAACTCTGCTGTTGAATCTAAACTTGATGCCATTTCAAGTGGACTGTGTAATGGATTTAATGGCACACAGATGGCTATGGCAGCAGGATTTACAGATGTAGTTGGTAATATTAATGCTACTACTTATGCACTTCAGAATGCTATTCAAGCTAATGCTATAGCTGATATGCAAAATAACTTTACATTAACATCACAGCTTCAGAATTGCTGCTGTGAGAATCGTAGTCAGATAGCTGATCTTAAGTATACAATGGCTACTGATGATTGTGCTACTAATACACTTATAAACACTTCTACTCGTGATTTAATCGAGAATAACAATGCTAACACAAGAGCAATTCTTGAGGCTCTTAATGCTCAAACGATTGCAGCAAAAGACGAAAAAATCGCTGAACTCACTAGTCAGGTTAATGCTCTTGGTCTTGCTGCTTCTCAGCAGGCTCAGAATAACTACATTGTAGATCAGCTTAGAACAAAAGCTCCTATTCCTGCATATGTAGTTGCTAATCCTTATGTTGGATTAACTGGTACTTGTGCTTCATGTGGATGTATGGCTTAAAAACCTTTTTATACCAAAGATAAAAAAGGAGAGGTGATCCCTCTCCTACTTTTTGTGTATAAGGAGGAAATATATATGGAAATAACAAGTGTTGCGAGTCAGCAAGTTGCTGCTGGTTCTAACGTGTTGTTTACTGAAACTGCTATTCCCGGTGGTCATTGCATTACTCATAGAGAAGGAAGTGGTCTTGTTAATTTAAGAGGGCTTGTTAATCCTTGTGAGTGTTATGCTAGATTTCTTATAAATTTTCAAGGCAATATAGCTATTCCCGAAGGAGGAACTCCTGGAGAAATTAGTTTATCAATTGCTTTGGACGGAGAACCAATTGCGAGTTCAACTATGATAGTAACTCCAACAGTCGTTGAGAGTTTATTTAATGTTTCTTCGAGTGCAAATATTGTACTTCCCGAAGGAGACAATGTAATCATAGCGGTTGAAAATACCTCTGATCAACCTGTTACTGTTCAGAATGCCAATCTGATTGTAACAAGAACATTATAGGAGGTGTTGTATGGAAGAACTTAAAACTATGAAACAGCAGTTTATTTCTGCCGTACAAGGAGAACTTGCTAGGGGAATAAATAAAGTTGATGCTCATGAAATGGGCGAAGTTGTTGATATGATAAAAGATCTGAGTGAGGCTATATATTATTGTTCTGTTACAGATGCAATGGATAAGAGTTCTCAAGAAGATAAAGAATATTATACCGAAAAATATCTTCCAAGCAAATATTATACTCCCTATCCTCGCTATTATGATGAGCGTGATAGAGATATGGAAATGTATAGCGGAAGAATGTATTTTACCGAACCTAAAGCAAATGTTTCCGTAAGAGGCAACTATTCTAACGGAATGAGTCGTATGTCTCGTGATATGCGTGAAGGTCGTAGTCCTATGTCTCGTAAAATGTTTATGGAAACTAAAGAGAGTGGTTCGGGTGATGGTTCTATGAAAGAGCTTGAGCACTATATGAAAGATTTGTCTGAGGATATTGTAGAAATGATTGAAGATCTTAGCGAAGAGCAACGTGTTATAGTTAAACAGAAGCTTGCTTCTTTAGCAAATAAAATCGCTTAATGTTTACTATTAATGGCGAGACTTGGTGCATTGAATTTGTACCGTCTAATTCTGAAATACTTCGCAGAAGTAATGGAGAATATACTCTTGGTGCTACTGTTGACCAATATAAAACCGTGTTTTTAGCCGATACTTTGTATGGAGAAAAACTAAGGAAAGTATTATGTCATGAGTTGTGCCATTGTTTAATATTCTCTATGAATCTATATTTCGACTCATATCAAGAAGAACGTTTAGCAGATTTTATTGCTACTTACGCTAGAGATATTATAAATATATCAGATGAAATATATAAACGTATTGAGAGCACTCCGTAGTGGGTGCTCTCTTTTTGTGGGTAAAGGTTTAAGTAAGTTCGATTCTTACTACCCGCTTTTATGATTAATGATAAAAAGGAAAAGGTGAATTTATGGCTAGATTAAAACAGGCATTAACTCCTGAAGAAGTTCAAAAGGTTGGAGTTGCTGCCGTTCGCAAATCGTATAATGAATTAGCTAAAGATTATAATCGTATTCTCGATGGAGATTTATATTATTGTCATTGTTGTAATGAGTTTCATCCTCAAGATTCTTTTTACAGTGATAAAAGATATGCGAGTGGATTATTCCCGGAATGTAAAAAATCTTTATTATTAGAAGCTACAGATTATGATAAAAAAACTAATACATATACGGATAATAAAGAAAAAACAATAAAAGTATTTCAAAAAATGGATTTACCATTTATTGAGTCATTGTATAATTCGGCTCTTACTTCTGCACAAATGGATGCAGGAGAAAAGAATCGTCAAACGGCTTATCAACATTTAATCACTATGGTTAAAAGTTTACCACAATATAAAACTATGAATTTTGAAAATAGTGAGTTTAGTGATGATGAAGTTGTTACTAATGCATCTACAAGGACTGCAAGAAAAGAAATAAAGAAAATATTTGGAGCAGGATTTACTGAAGCTGATTATGTGTTTCTTCAAGATCAATATGACGATTGGAGGGCAAGAACTCAAGTAGACAGTAAATCCCAAGAGACATATGTAATGCAGATATGTCTTCAGTTATTAGATATTGATAAAGATAGAAAAGCTGGTAGAGATGTCACTAATAAACTAAAGGCACTTGACCAGTTAATGAATGCCGCAAATCTTCAGCCTAAACAGAATGTTTCTAATTCTGCAACTGATAGTTTAACCTTTGGTCAACTGATTGAAAAATGGGAAATGGAAAAGCCAATTCCCGAACCTTCAGAAGAATTTAAAGATGTTGACGGAATAGGGAAATATATAAGGGTTTGGTTTACTGGATGGTTAAGCAAAGCTTTAAATCTAAAAGCAAATGTTTACACTGAAGAATTTGATAATGAGATAAAAAATTACACCGTTAATAAACCAGATGCTTCAGAAGAAACAACATCTGATGAAATATATACTGCTCTCTTTGGCAAAGAGGATGGTGATTCGTAATGGGTAAAAATAAAAATCTTTCAGATAAAGAAATAGAACGTGATCGAACTGAAACAATTATGAATATAATTGCGGAACGTTGTTCTTATTATCGTGCAAATCCTCAAAGATTTGTTGAAGAGTTTTTAGGAATAAAACTAAAATTATTTCAAAAGATAATAATATGGGCAATGATGGTTTGTGATGCGTTTTATTTCGTAGCAACTAGAGGTATTGGTCGTTAATACAATTATTTCGGCTTCTTATATTTTAAATATGAAATCGAAATTAAAAAACGTATTTTAGAACAGCCAGCTTAATCAGTAATGATTATGAATAAATAGTGCGGAATTAAGCGTGAAGGTCTTTCAATTAATATGAGATAACACGAACCGAAGGCTATGCTAAGTATAGTCAGGGGCAACGCATAGATGGTGAAAAGATATAATCCGTCCACGAGTCCGCACCATCCTATTAGGATGAAAATGTATGCTGAACCACGTTCAATGATAAAGGCGTGGAACTAAAGGATAAAAAGCCTTTAGGATAACACAATTGAAAACTTATCTAGTTGCTTTGTTTTCGGTAGTTAGGTGTATTTTATATCCCGGAAGCAAAATAGTTGCGGCTTCATATACGTTTAAACAAGGTAAAGAAATCGTATTAAAAATTACTGACGATTTTATGCATAAGTCTGCCTTATTAAGAAATGAAATATCTAAGGTCAGTACTGGACAAAATGATTGTTCTATATATTTTAAAAATGGATCGTTTATTAAAGTAGTTGTTGCTGGTGAAGGTTCTAGAGGTGCTCGTTCTAATATATTAATTATAGATGAAGCAAGATTGGTTCCTCAAAAAATAGTTGATACTATTTTAAGACCGTTTAATGCGGCTCCAAGACATCCTGGGTATTTAAACAAACCAGAGTATGCACATTTACAGGAAATGAATAAGGAGATGTATTTATCTTCTGCTTATTATGCTGCTTCTGAAATGTATGAAAAAGTAAAGTCATATACGTCAAATATGTTAGATCCAAATCTTAATTATTTTATTTGTGATTTGCCATATCAACTTTCAATTAAAGAAGGCTTACTAATGAAGCAACAAATTATTAATGAAATGTCAGAGGCGACATTTTCAGATATAACTTTTGCAATGGAGCGAGAAGGATTATTTTGGGGAACGTCTTCTGATGCTTTGTTTGATTTCAAAGTGCTTAATAAACAAAGAGTGCTTGAAAACTCTTTATTTGATTTAGATTATTATAGAAATAATTTATTAAAGATGACCGAAAAACAAAAAGATGAAATTAGAATATTGTCACTTGATATAGCTTTATTGGCAAGTAAAAAACATGATAACGATGCAAGTTGTTTTATGATTCATTCTGCTATTCCTACTCCGTCTCATAATTATATGGACAATATAATTTATATAGATACTAAAGAGGGATTAAATACTGAAGAATTAGGATTGCTTACAATGCGAAATTTCTATCAGTATGAATGTGATTATATTGCTATAGATGCTAATGGTATAGGACAATCAATTCTTGATTATTGTATGGGCGGCGATAGATTCGATCCGTTATATGGTGTTACTTATGGTTGTTTAGATTGTATTGATAATCCAGAGTTATCAGAAAGGTGTAAAGTAAAAGGTTCACCTAAAGTTATATATGCTATTAAAGCAAATGCAAAATCTAATAATGATATGCTTATAGCATTGAGAGCTGGATTTAATAATGGATACGTTAATCTTTTAGTTGATTCTACTATGATAGAAAATAAACTTTCAAAAATTAGAGGATACAAATCTTTAAATGAAGAACAACAAGAAAAAATGAAATTGCCATATATACAAACGTCATTTTTAATAAACGAAATTATTAATCTTATCCATGATACTTCTAATGGTCTTATTAAAGTTAGAGAAAGATCTGGAATGAGAAAGGATAGATATTCTTCTCTTGAATATGGATATTATGTTGTTCAAGAATTAAGTAAAAAACTTAAACCTAAAACAACAGATTCAAATTTATTAGATATATTAATTACACGTCCTGCTCAAAGAAGAGTAGGATTTTTTAGATAAAGGAGGAAGTGCCGGATGGCAGAGAATGTACAAAGTGCAACTGGCACTATGACGGTAGCAGAAATGAAAGAAATGTTTGCTACTAAAGCCCAGCAAAATTATGCAAGAGCTGAAGAAGCTATGCGTAGATGGCATGATCCGAATAAAACATATACAAAAACAACTAGTATTTTCAACAAAGAAACTTTAAGAAGCTACCTTCAAAATATTGGAGCCAATGAAAAGAATCTAAGAAATCTTTCTTGGTATTTATATTATAGGTCGCAGATTTATAATAGATTGATTCAGTTTTTTAGTAATATGTTTTGTCTTGATTGCCGTTCAGTCATACCTCAATATGATATGGTCAAGGGCGGTGATGCACAGAAGACGCTTAAGTCTTTTCAAGATACAATTAATGTATTAGATAACATGCATCTTCAAGGCGAATTATATAATGCTTTTGTAAATTGTTTTGTTCAAGATGTATTTTATGGTGTTGTTTTTTATGATGACACGGGAATATTTATATATAATTTCCCAGCCGATTATGCAAGAATAGCCGGAAAATATATGAGTGGAGATTTTGGTTACGAGGTTGATTGCTCATATTTTAAAAGGTATCCAGAACTTTTAGAGTATTTCCCAGATCCTTTTAAAACAATTTATAACCAATATGAAAGAGATGGAATAAGATGGCAAGAAATGCCTCAAGAATATGCTTTATGTTTAAAGTATAGATCTGAAGATATTGAAACAATTATTCCTCCGTTTATACCAATTTTTAATTCAATTATAAATCTTGCTGATTTAGAAGATATTCAAGCCATTGCTGATGAGCAGAATATTTATAAATTAATATGGTTAGAATTAGAAACTATTCAGGGCAGTAAAAATATTGATGATTGGAAAGCAGATCCAGTTTTAGTTAGGAATTATTTAAATAAATTAATCGATGATTGTCTGCCTGATTATATTTCAGCTGCAATGGTGCCTGGGCAATTACATGAAATATCATTTCCAGAAGATCAAGCTAATGATACTAACAAAGTAGAAAAGGCTACTGAGACAGTATTAAATACTGCTGGCGGTGCTGAGATTCTTAATGGTGCAACCATTAATAATACTTATGCTTTTAAGATGGCTACTATTGCCAATACGGAATATGCTATTTCAAGTTTATTACCACAAGTTCAAGGATGGGTTAATCGCTTTATAGGATTACAAATATCTAATCCAAGTAAAGTAAGGTTCTTTCCTATATCTGTTTATACAAAACAAGATTATAAAGAACAACTTTTAACTGGCGCACAAAATGGTGCTCCAACTGTTCTTGCTTATAATACATTAAACGGATTTAGTGAAAAAGACACATTAGCATTAAATTTCTTAGAGCAAGATGTATTGAATTTAAAAGATAAACTTGTTCCATTGTCTACTTCATATACACAGAGTGGTGATGCTTCTTCTGATAAAGCATATAACCCAGAACCTAGCGGAGCACCGCAAAAAGATGAGGGAGATCTCACAGATAGCGGTGATCGTTCAAGAGCTAAATCTGGAGGATAATAAGTATGAATTTTGTAAAAACAAGTAATGAAGATACATACAAGAAATTATTAGACCTTGGTTTCACTTATCTTCATAAAGAGGACAATTTCTATTGTTTTATAAATGATGGTAAACAGGTTTTTGATAATAAAGAAGAAGTATTGTATACAAATATTTTAAACAGTTAATTTGTTAGAGCTTGTCGGATAATTACCGACCTCTCTAGTTTTTTAAAAGACTTAATTGAAAGGTTAAGTCTTTTTATTATGGAGAAAAATATGGCTTATAACAAAGAAACAAAAATGTATGAAGGATATATTTATATTATTTTAAATGATATAAATCCTGAAAAAGTTTATATTGGGCAAACTACTACAAATCCTTATTCTAGATGGAAACAACATATACGTGATGCGCAAAAGAATAATCATATTCATACTGATAAAATTCATAATGCAATGAAATTATATGGCATAGAGCATTTTGCAATGGAAGTTATTGCAGATTATAAATTTACCACAAAAAAAGAATTGATAGAAATATTAAATGGTGAGGAAAAAAGATTTATAAAAAAATATAACTCTTATTATAAAGGCTATAATTCTACTAAAGGTGGGAGAGACGATTTAAGCCATCAGAAACGAGCTGTTTCACAATATGATTTGTATGGAAATTATATAAAATCGTATGAATCAATTAATGATTTATTAGAATTTTTTGATGTTATTAATTGTATATATGAATGTTGTTCAGGAAAGTGTAAGTATGCTTATGGTTATATATGGAGATATCAAGAAGATGATATCAACAAATATGAACTCCCCACTTTACGAGAAATTAAAGAAGCTATTACACGTATTAAAACTCTTAAGCCTATCATTAAATATGATTATAAAGGAAATTATATATGTTCATTTCCAAATTTAAAAGAAGCGAGTCAAATTGAAAATATTAAATATTCAAGAATATATAAATGCTGCACTGGACAAAATCGTCTTATAGATAAATATGTTTATAGATTTGAAGGAGATAATTTTAATAAATATCCTACTCAATGTAAAAGCAATAATATTATTGAACAATATGATTTAAATGGGAAGTTTATTAATTATTATCAAGGACAAGGCGAAGCTGAACGGGCAACCGGTGTTAGTAGACAGGCTATTGGCAGAGTGTGTCGAGGAGATAGTGTAAGTGGTATTGCTGGAGGATATAGATGGAAGTATGCATAGAAAGGAAATATAATGGCTAACTATAAAAAGATGCTTACTATGGAACAATTGTTAGAGTTTTGTGAACAAAAAAACTTTCAACATTTTAGTTCCAAAGAAACTGGCTATCAATTAGCCGTTAGAGTTCCTACAACTTTTGAAGAAGTTGAAGATGTAGACGATAATCATCGAGGTATGATGAAACTTAAATTTAGAGTATTTCATACTGGATTAAATCGTAATGGTTCTTTTGTGTCTGAAGAAGCTGCAAAAAAAGCTATGAAAACAATAGCTGATAGACCAGTATTGGCTGCAATTCATCAATTAGATGATGGAACGTGGGATTTCGAAGGACATGAAATGGAAATCGTTGAAAATGAAGAGGGAGAAAAAGAGGTTAAATATATTGAATCTCAAGTTGGTTCTTTCACTTCAGAGCCTGCATTTTGGGAACATGATGATGAATTAGATAAAGATTATGTTTGTGCTTATGCTTATGTTGCCAGAGATTATACAAAAGCGGCTGAAATAATTGAGCGTAAGAATGGCACTAAGAATTCTTGCGAATTATATATTGATGAATTTGGATATAATGCCAAAGAAAAATATCTTGATCTTAAAGAATTCTTTGTTAACGCTTCTACTCTACTTGGAAGCCGAAATGATGGAACCGAAATAGGCGAAGGCATGCTTGGAAGTCGTGCTGATATAGAAGCGTTTAGTGTTGAAAATAATTCTGTGAGATTTGAACAGGATGAAAATTTAATTCAAATTATGCAAGAGCTTAAACAGTCTCTTGATAATTATACATCGGCTATTGCCGATCAAAATTTAAAGGAAGGAGGAAAACCAGTGAAGTTCGAGGAATTGCTTGAAAAATATGGCAAGACTGTTGAAGACGTAACTTTTGATTATGAAGGTATGTCAGATGAAGAACTTGAAGTTGCGTTCGCTGAAGCATTTGCTGAAGACGAAGGTGAACAAGGTGATGAGGCTCAAGAAGAAGCTCCTGCTTCCGATGAAAATTCAGAGACTGATCCTGAACCTACGAAAGATGAAAATGCGGAGGTAGAACCAATAGCTGAAAATTCGGTTGACGAGTTCTCTCTGAAGTTTTCACTTAATCATGGCGAAGAGATTAAAGAATTCTCTGTTAGTCTTTCTGAAAAAATTTATGCTATGTGGTCATTAGTTAACGAGACTTATGGTGAACTTGATAATGATTATTATGATGTAGATGTCTACGAAGAAGATAAATACGTAGATATGCATGGATGGTTTACTGGCAAGAGCTATAGACAACAGTTCAAGACTAAGAAAGACAATTATCAGTTAGTTGGTGATAGAGTTCAAGTATATGCTAAATATCTTACTGAGGACGAAATTAATCAGCTTGAAAATATGAAAGCTAATTATTCAGTTCTTGAAGATAAGGTTGGCAAGTATGAATCTGAACCAGCTAAACTTGAAATACTCAATAAAGAGTGTTATTCAAAAATAGCCAACACTAAAGAATATCAGAATCTTGCTAATAAAGATACTTATTTTGATATGAGTGTTGAAGATGTAGAAAAGAATGCTGATGCTATTTTACTTCAGTATGCTAAAAATGATAAGTTTGAATTTTCTGCACAGCCAGAAAGTTCATTAAAACATATTGTATCTGATAAGAAAAAACCAAGCAGATACGGAAATTTGTTTAGTAAATAATTGGTGAGAGTCAACCCGTAAGAGGAATTTAATCCTCACCATTTAAATATTTTAAAGTTACTTAAGACTACTTCGGTAGTCTTTTATTATTTTAAGGAGGAAAAAAATGGTCTTAGATTATACCATAACTCAACATGCCGAGGCTTATCCTTCGAAAGTTCTCGCTGCAGAGGGTGGCAAACATATTTATAATATTTTGCTTACTAATGCTTGTGATAATGGTAACTTTATCGCAAGAGACGCTTGGCTTTCACTTGATCTTTATTCAGAGAAGGCTGCAACTACTTTTGCAGGCGTAGTTAGAGAGAAGGCTGCAAACGGTAATTATTATGTAGAAGTTGTTACACCTGGTGATGCTTTATTTGTATGCATGGTTGATGACCACGCTGAAGAGTGGACAAATACTTGGAAAAACGCTCGTCCTTATAACGCAGCTGGTGATGTAGTTCGTGCTTACGAACTTGCAGTTGGTGATATCCTTGAGATATCTGTAGAAGGTTTCACAGCAGAGCCTACAGTTGGTGATTCTGTTGAACTTAGTGGAAAGAAGTTAGCAAAGGCTTAAGAAAGGGGAGAATGAATAATGAACGAAAATATTAAGACATTAATGTTCGACCTTTCTGAGGGTCGTGAAATTTTTGATGCAGAGCAGGATCGTGTTGTTTCTAACAAGGAAGCAAATGACGTTCTTGTAAAGTTCTGCTGCAATGAACTTGGACTGAATGAGCATTCTACAAATCGTGATATGAAGAGAGCGCTTCAGTCTCAGAAGGGCATCGAATTGATGCAGGTAATCGAGGAAGTAGTTGATTACAAGATTAAGACTGGTTGGCAGGAGAATGAATTCTTCAATCAGTTCGTTGAGTCTAGAAATCTTGCCGATGGCGACAAGAATGAGTTCTGGGTAGACAAGGATGTTATCCTTACAGTTGCTCGTGTAAGTGGTGATCATCATGATTTTAATACTGTTAGAATCCGTGTAGCGAAAGTTGCATGAAAAAATACGCATTGAATTGCTGGAAAACCCTAAAGACAGTAAAACTACAACGTAGAGATGAAATATGCTCAGGCGTGAATGTTGCGAAAGCGGAAAAAATTTACTGTATGGTACAAGGTTAAATCCTAAATACTTTATAATGGGCAATCAGCCTCTAAGCTCCGAACAGGAGAAAGATCAACGACTATCCCGTGGTCATAGAAATGTGACATTAGGAGTACGGCTCAAGTTATTGGAGTGGGTGAAAATCCCTTAAATGGAAGTAGTGCGCATCCTATATAGGATGATGATATAGTCTGTTCACATATGAAAATATGTGGAGTTTATTACTCAACTGGGAGTAGCGTCCCTTATATTATTTCCCAAATAAAGAAAGATAAAAGATGAATAGAATATCTGGAATATATTGTATAGAAAATATTATTAATCATAAAAAATATATTGGTCAATCTGTAGATATTTATAATCGATGGCATAAACATAAAAATGAATTATTACATAATTGTCACGATAATGATTATTTGCAGAAATCATTTAATAAATATGGTTTAGATAATTTTAATTTTTATATTTTAGAAGAATGTTCTCCAGAAAATCTTGATAAGTGTGAAATATATTATATAAATTATTATCAAACGTTAGATGATAATCATGGATATAATTTAAAAGCTGGTGGTCAAGATGGAGTAGTCGGTAAATATGGAGAAATAAAGAAAAGTAATTCTTTAAAAAATACATATCAAAATACAAATTTAAAAGAAATTCGTAGACAGGATGCTTTAAAACAATGGAGTAATCCAGAAATTAAAGCAAAGCATTGTGGCAAAAATAATGGTATGTATGGTAAAACACATTCTTCTGAAACTAGAGAAAAAATATCTAAAGCTCAGAAAGGTAGAATTTCTCCTAAAAGAAATACTACTCCTGTTTTATGTGTAGAATTAAATAAAATATATAGTTGTGCTACTGAAGCGATGAAACAATTAAATATTACTACTAAAATATTAGAAGTATGTAAAGGAAATAGAGCAACTGCTGGTGGTTATCATTGGCAGTTTTATTATGGGGAAATAATTAGTTAAACAATTAAGAACAGTACAGAGACTTGCTGCTGGTTCAAGCACATCTCTTCCGATGAGCGTATTTGCTGTTAAGGTTGGTGCGTTTATTAGAGATTTCCTGCTTGGCAGAAAAGATTGGTCTAAGTTTACAGATGCTGTAGCAAATGCATATATCAAGAAGATTCAGGATGAGCTTTATACAGAGTTCATGGCTGCAAGTCAGCAGATTCCTGCAACTTCTCAGTTCAACAAGACTGGTGCTCTTAGCGCAGCTACAAAGGATGTATTTGATACTCTTATTGAAGATGTATCTATGACAAACGACAATGCTCCTGTAGTAATTATGGGAACAAAGACGGCTCTTAAGAAGCTCAATAATCTTGTAGAGTATGGAAATGCTGTTACATGGACTGCTGAGTCACAGAAGGAGTCTATTGCTCATACTGGTATGATAGGTGATTATGAAGGAACAGCTCTTATGGAGATTCCTCAGAGATTTGCTAATAACGATATAGCTACAAAGCTTGTTGATAATGGCAAGCTCCTTATTATGCCTCTTGTAGAGACAAAGCCTGTTAAGTTTGTTGATGGCGGTGAGACTGAAGTAACAGTTGATCAGATTGCTCAGACAATGGATGACAGACAGACATATGAAGTAACCAGACGTATGGGTATTGGTACATATATTACTAATTACTTCGGCGTATGGAATATTTCTACTACAACTCTGTAATTTGAATATTGATAAATGCGAGGGTGGCGATTGCTACCCTCTTATGATTAAAAGGAGATAAAAATGGCACGTACTAAAAAGAGTGAAACTCCGGTTGAAGAAAATGTAGTTGTTGAAAAGACAGAAACCACAAAGGTTCAGCCGAAGGCTAAAAAGAAGTTTGACGCTCATGATTTAATTAATTGTCGTTCTCTTACTTGTGGAACACTTTTAATGATTGGCGGCAAGAGTGGTCTTGTATATAGATGGGGAGATATAGATGAAGAATACGAGGTTGAATATCAAGATTTAGTTTATGATGTTCACTCAACTGGTTCTTTTGCTAAATATCCTCGTTTTATAGTATTAGACGAAGATTTTGTTGAACAGAATGGTTTGGATAAAATTTATGATAATTTGTTTGAGCAAGGTGATTTAAGAGACATTCTTTTGAATGTTCCTCAAGATCAGCTTGAAACTGCAATTGCAAAGCTTCCAAAGGGAGCACAGGAGTCTATTAAAATTATGGCTTCTACTATGATTAGCAGTGGACAACTTGATAGCGTAAAGAAAATCCAGATTCTTGACAAGATTTTTGGAACTCAAATGCTTCTTCATTTAGCAACTAATTAAGAAATCTGGGAGGTATAAATGACCTCGTTAAGTTATGATGAAGTTTTTGATGACTTTTTGGGGCGAGTAGCTGACTTCGATTTCTCAACAATGGATGAGAGTACGGCTAATTATCTGATGGCAGAATATCTCCAAAAAGTAGTGTCTCGTCCTTATATCCGCAGACTATTCAAAAGCATTAGTGCTGATAAGGAAATTCATTTAATTGAATTTGAAATGGTTGATGTGGTGGACGAAGATGCAGACTTAGAATTTGTTAAAACGATTTTATCTAAAGGTATGGTAGTTGAATGGCTTGAACCACAAGTAAGAACAAAAGTTAACATAGCTCAGTTCTTTGGTGGTAAAGAGCAAAAATATTACTCGCAATCAAATCATATTGCTGAACTTCGTGCTTTGCTCCGTGATACAGAAACTGAATTGCGTGGTGAGATTAGAGATAGGGGTTATATTTATAATGCCTATTTGGGTAATTTGAAATGATTCAATATAAATACGGTGAGTTTGACGAAAATCAGATTGCCGTAACTAAGGATAAGATTCGTAAACAAATTTTTCATTTATTACTTTATGTAGACCCAAACACAAAGGATCAATATCCGGACATCAATGTAAATTGGGCGTTTGAGTGTTTACTTAAAAAATTGGGTGGGTTGAATTCCCTACTAGATTATCCACCTGAAATGGTAGCAATAACAACATTGTTAGAAGCTGCTTTAATGGAATACAACTCTTCTACTTTTGAGTTTGCTATTTATAGAAAACTCGTGCTTGATGCAGGAGCGGAAGTGTTAAATATTAAGGAGGTGTGATATGCCCTTCTTAAATATGTATCAAAATATTAACAAAGGAACTATTGGGCAGGAACATAAAAGATTATCTGATAGAATTATGGATACTACATGGTGGAATGATATTAATAGCCGTGTTGCTTACTTATATGATTTTTATCATGACGACTATAAGACTCAGTTAGACGGTCTGCATCCTGAAAAAGATCCAAAGAAAGTTCCTATAGATATTAAGTTTATACAGA